AGACACAATTGTGATTCACCTGGTCCAAAACACAAAGCAAGATATTGGTCTTGTAGAAAATGGTAATAAACAAATAAAGGTTATAATTTAAAAATAGGAACAACATGGCAGATACTTCATTTTTTGGTAGATTAACGAAACTCTTTAGAGCTCAGGCAGTCGTTACTGTCGATAAGGACGGTAAGAGAAAAGTTTTCGATACCGATGAAAGACAACAAACAAATCTATCCTCTTTAAGAGATAGATACACGAAACTACAAAAAAGTTTCTATGAGCAAGCAGGTGGTGCACAATCAATGGCATACCAACAAGTTCGTAGAGAAGTTTTTAGAGATTACGATGCAATGGACAACGACCCAATATTAGCATCGGCTCTTGATATATATGCAGATGAATCAACACTAAAGAATGAATTTGGTGATACTTTATTAGTTCATTCAGATAATCAAAAAGTACAAGATTTACTTAACAACTTATTCTATGATATCCTTAATGTTGAATTCAACTTATGGCCATGGGTAAGAAATATGTGTAAGTATGGAGATTTCTTCTTAGGTTTAGAAGTTGCAGAAGGAAAGGGTATTGTTAACGTAACACCTCATTCAGTTTACAACACAGAAAGATTAGAAAGAACAGACCCATCAAATCCAAACTCAGTAAAGTTTAAAATTACTGAAGACCCAAATGGAAAAGAACAATACGAAAACTTTGAAGTTGCACACTTTAGATTATTAGCAGATACAAACTGGTTACCATATGGAAAATCAATGATTGAAAATGCTAGAAGATTGTGGAAACAATTATCTCTTATGGAAGATGCAATGTTAATCCATAGAATTATGAGAGCACCTGAAAAGAGAGTTTTCAAAATTGATATCGGTAATATTCCTCCAACGGAAGTTGACAACTATATGCAACGAATTATGAACAAAATGAAGAAAGTTCCTTTTGTTGATAGAAATACTGGTGATTACAACTTAAAGTATAATATGCAAAACCTAACAGAAGATTTCTATCTTCCTGTTCGTGGTGGTGATAGTGGTACATCTATTGATAACTTACCAGGATTAGATTATGCTAGTATAGAAGATATTGATTACTTAAAGAATAAATTATTTGCGGCATTAAAAGTACCAAGAGCATATCTAGGATATGAAGAAAACGTAAATGGTAAAGCAACATTGGCAGCAGAAGATGTTAGATTTGCAAGAACAATTGAAAGAATACAGAGAACCGTAGTTTCAGAATTATCTAAAATTGCAATCGTTCACTTATACGCACAAGGAATAACTGATTCCGAAATGACTAACTTTGAATTACAATTGGTTAATCCATCTACAATTTACGAACAAGAAAAGGTAAATTTGTGGAGTGAGAAAGTTAGATTAGCTCAAGATATTCAAGGATTAAATATGTTATCTAAGGATTGGGTATATGAAAATATATTCAAACTAAGTGGTGGTGAACAAGATGAGCAGAGAGTATCAATGTTAGGTGATTTAAAAGATAGATTTAGATTCCGTTCTATTGAAGATGAAGGTTCAGACCCTGCAATGGAAGATGAAGAGCCAGAAGATATAGAAGAGCAGATAGAGAATTTAAAAAAAGAAATAAAAGATAAAGGTGGTAGACCAAGAGAAGGTGGAACTTATGGAAAAGATAAACATCCACTAGGTAGAGACCCACTTGGTAACAAAGAAAGAACAAAAAAACGTTCAAGAACTTCAGAAGATAAAGCAATTAAATATATTAGTGGTGTATCGGCAAAACGAAAGTATTTACATGAAATGAAGGGAATGTTGGACGAAAACAACATCATTGACGAAGATTAATTAGTTTAACTTTTATAATTTTATATTTATAAGAGGGAAATTTTACTATATCATAATAGGAAAAACATAAGATGAGAAAAATAAAACATTCAAAATTTAAGAATACGGGTTTTCTTTTTGAGCTTTTAACTCGACAAATTACCATGGAGATACTCAATGGTAGTGAGGAAAAATCAAAAGGAATAATCAAAGAATTCTATGGAAGAGGAACTGAGTTAGCAAAAGAACTTAGACTATTCAACCTACTTATAAATGAAAAGTATAATTCGGAAAATAAAGCAGAAAAGTTTATTGAAGCTATATTGGAAGCACATACTAAAATAGATTATAAAAAAATACAAAGAGAAAAGTACAATCTTGTTAAAGCAATCAAGGAAACATTTGAAATTAATAATTTCTTATCTTCCCCGGTGACAAACTACAAAATTTTAGCTTCCATACATAAATTATTCGAATCAAAAGTAATTAACGTTTCAGATGTTCAGGATGTATTTGATTCTAAACTTACTCTTGTTGAACACATCTCATCAACTTCCCAAAGTACTAAAGAAGCTAAACAAGATAAATTAGTTGAAGAATACAAAAAACAAGAAAAAGATTTAAGATTACTTACTTTTAAAATTCTAACAGAATCGTTTAACAAAAAATATACAACTTTAAATCAATCTCAAAAAGGTTTATTAAGAGAATATATTAATAATGTAACAAATACATCAAAGTTCAACGAGTATTACGAATCAGAATTAATTAAAACAATTACCGAATTACATTCAATGTATAAAGGTATGAAGGATAAGATTACAAAAATAAAGTTAAGAGAAACAATAAACGTTTTGAAAAAACAGAAAATTGGTAAGAAAATGACCGATGAACAAGTTTCAGCTTTAATGATGTCTTATGAGTTAATTAAGGAGATAAAAAAAGTCAATGGAAAAAAATCTTAATAAATTTTTAGATGAACTAATTCAAGAAGTAGAAACTGAATTGGATGAAATGACAGGAACTGGTGCAGTTGGTGGTTATAATACTCCTGCGGCATTTTCTGATGGTGGTGCTAAAGATAAGAAGCGTAAGAAAAAGATTTCAACTCAATTTGGTATGAAGATAGTTGGTAAGATGGATGAAGAACTAAATGAAGCTAAGTCTAAAAGACCAGTAAATCGTTGGTTAGAATTAAAAAATGATGAATCAATGCACGCTCATAAGAAAATGGCGATGGGATTGAAAGAACTTAAATACCAACTTAGAGAAACTGAAAAGTTTTTTAATTGGTATAATAAGATTAAAACAATGAATGAGTTAGATTCCAATCAGTATTGGAAAAGAACAAACAAACATATTTATAAGATAAAAGAGAGACTGATTAATATCGCTCGAACCATACAGGAGATAGAAAAATGAAAATAACAAGAGAAGCATTAAAAAACATAGTTAAAGAAACTATGATAGAAGAATCTGAATATCAAGAGTTTTTCAAAAGAGCTTTAGAAAAAGCAGGAAAATCTATTCCTGATATGTCTGATGAAGAAAAAAAGAAATTCTTTAACAACATAGAAAAAACTTGGAAAGGTAAAGGAGCAAAAAAAGAACAAGTTTCTGAATTAGAAGAAGCTCAATCACCTGCACAGAAAGCAGCATTTGCAAAAATGTTAGCTAAAAAAGATGGTAAGAAGGAAGATGAAAAAGAAGAAGTTAAAGAATCTATCATCAAAGAAGGATTTGCAACTTGGGAAATGAGTTTTTCAGATATGACTCTTAATGGTGTTAAGTTATCCAAAAAGAATAAATATAAAGTGAAAGCAAGAAATACTGTTGAAGCGATTAAGAAAGCTGCAAAAATGGCTGGATTAAAAGGTGAAGATTGGATTGCAACACAAACAAACTATTTAAAGAAAATAGGATAATATAATGACAAAAGCAGAATTGTATGATATCATCAATGAAGAAATCGTTACCTTTAAAAAGGGAGAACTTAACGAGAAACTCAATGAGTCTGATAAAGATTTAATAAGAAAAATCATTAGACAAGAAGTATCTGCAATATTTTTTGATTTATTTAAAAGAAGAAAAACTTGGGGAGCATAATGAATAATTTATTAATAGAAACACACCTATTTGAAGGTAGAGTAAATGAAGACGAAAGTGGAAGAACTATCGTTAAAGGAATTTTACAAAGAGCAGGTGCTGAAAATCAAAATGGAAGGATATATCCTAAACCAATTTTGATGAGAGAAGCTAAAAAATACGAAACACTTATTAAAGAAAGAAGAGCACTTGGTGAATTAGACCATCCAGATTCTTCTGTAATCAACCTAAAGAACGTATCTCATAACGTAAGAGAGATACATTGGGATAACGATGATTTAGTAGGAACAGTCGAGATACTACCAACTCCAAGTGGTAACATCTTAAAAGAACTACTTAAAGCAGGAATTCTTTTAGGGATATCATCAAGAGGTATGGGCTCAGTAGAACCTCTATCAGGTGGTAAAGTACAAGTAGGCGAAGATTTTGAATTGATAGGTTGGGATTTTGTTTCTAATCCATCAACACATGGAGCATTTATGACTCCAATGAACGAATCCGTTAATAAACAACTTATTAAACAAGGTGAAGTTTGTAATGAATGGTGTAAGACTCAAGATTTGATGAGAGAAATTATAACAGAATTAAATTAAGTTATGGCATTTAATGTACAGGACTATATGTCCAAAAATAAAATTAAACTTGGGAAAGTAACCCGAGCAGTTGGTACTACTCCATATAAGGGTGGCCACAATGATATTAGAAAAACTAACTATGAAGTTAAGATTACCGATGATGGTAAACTTGATTTATATACACATAAAACGGAGACTAAGGAATTATGATTAAATTAAAAGACCTTTTAAAAGAATCCTCTCCAGGATTTGAAAATAGACAAGTTGGAGATGCATTACCTACATTAGATAGTGTACGAACTGCTTATCAAGCAAAGAAAGCACTAGAAGAAGCTGAATCATTTACAGCAACATCTAAAGATAGTGGTGAAACTGCTGTATTTAAATCTAAAGAAGCTCGTGATGCTGCCGTTAAAGCAGGTACTCATGATAAAAAAGATGATAAAGATGATAAAGATGGTAATTCTAAAAAAGATACTCCTAAAGTGAACATCTTTGATAAGCCGGAAAAGGAGAATACACCTAAAAAGGATGAACCTAAATCAGAACCATCTAAACCAAGAGCTGGTAATCTTCAAGTAAACAAAGTTGTTCGTAAAAAAGCACAAAGTTTAGGAGTTACACCACAGAAATTAGGTAAAGAAGAATACGAAAAAAGAATGTCTCAAGCAGCTGTTGAAGC